ATCGTGCAGAAGCTAGCTCGCATGATAAAGCCAGATGAGATTGTGATTGTTTGGGATGGACCTAACGGCTCCCAGAAACGCCGCTCAATCGACAAAAACTACAAAGAAGGCCGCAAGCCAATTCGCCTCAACAGGAATGTCAAGGCACTTAGCGAAGATGAAGAGTTGCGAAACAGAGTGTGGCAGCAGACCCGGTCCATTGAGTACTTCAATGAAATGCCCATTGTGCAGGTAATGCTTCCGGAAGTGGAAGCTGATGATGTCATCTCTTATCTTACTCGGATGCAGTACTACGACGGCTGGCAAAAAGTAATCGTTTCTAATGACAAGGATTTCTACCAGCTGTGTGACGAAGAAACTGTGGTATATCGGCCCACAAGCGATATAGTATATAACAAGAAGCGCATTGTGGAAGAGTTGGGGGTACATCCACGCAACATGGCATTGGCCCGCTCCCTCGTAGGCGATGCCTCCGATAATCTCCCGGGCATCAAATCAGTAGGGTTTAAGACCATCCAGCGCCGTCTTGGATTTTTGGCCGCCGACAAAGATTACACTATTGATGATATTATTTCTTATTGTGAGAAGATCGACAAAAAACTCAAGTTTCACGATAATATCATAGCAGGAGAAAAAATTATTGAACACAATTACAAGATGATGCAGCTATATTCTCCAATGCTTTCTCCTCAGTCAAAGGACTTTGTAAGGAACGCCGTAGAGAACTTTGAGTGTAATTTCAACAAGATAGAAATCATGAAGAAAATGCGTGATGACGGGTTTGGAGAGTTGAACTGGAAGGACCTAGAGTTGCGTTTAAATAAAATTAATTCTGAGCGCTAATTTGCTTGACTTTACAGACAATTTTGTTATATTTACTGTTAGCGCAACCCGAGATGAACCGTGATCGAAAAAGATAGTTTTAGTCGGTATGGAAAATCCTTCCAAGAAGGCCTCGTACAAATTATTTATGAAGACCGGCCCTTTGCCGATCAGATTACTGAGGTACTCGACGTAGCCTTTCTGGAGTTAGAGTACCTGCGCGTTTTTGTGGGAAAGATCATTGACTATCGCGATAGATACGGCACTCATCCATCTGCAGAAGCAATAATATCTATCTTGCGCACTCAGCTTGATGGCGAAGATGAAATAGTGCAGAAGCAAGTCAGAGAATATTTTGCCAAAGTTACTGCAAGAGAGCTTTCGGATATAAAATATATTAAAGAGCAGTCGCTTGATTTTTGTCGCAAGCAGAATCTAAAAGAAGCGATGCTAAAGTCGGTCGGGTTGCTGCAGACATGCTCATTTGATGAAATCTCTAAGACCATCAATGATTCTCTCAAGCTTGGATCGGATAATAACTTTGGCTATGATTATATAGCCGATTTTGAACAGAGGTTTGTCCCAAAGCACCGTCTTCCGGTCACAACCGGATGGAAAGAGATAGACTCCATTTGTGGCGGCGGTCTTGGAAAGAGCGAACTAGGGGTGGTGATCGCCCCTACCGGCGCCGGCAAGTCTTTTTGCCTTGTGCACCTTGGGACCCAAGGAATAAAGGAGGGTAAGGTAGTTGTTCACTACACCCTTGAACTTCAAGACACAATTATTGCAAACAGATACGATAGTTGTTTAACAGGATACCCTCTTTCTGATATCATTAACTTTAAAGAAGAAATATACGAAGAGATTAAAGATATCGAAGGAAAGCTTATTATCAAGGAATACCCCACCAAATCTGCAACAACTAATACTATTAAATCCCACCTTACTAAGTTGTTGAAGAGAGGCATCAAGCCGGGGATGATTATTGTTGACTATGCCGATCTTTTAAGGCCGGTAACCGTGAGGAAGGAGAAGAGAACAGAGTTGGAATCTATTTATGAAGACCTCCGCGCTATATCCACAGAGTTTGGTTGTCCCGTGTGGACCGCCTCACAGACGAATCGTTCGGGACTGAGTGCAGAAGTAATCACAATGGAACAGATATCAGAAGCGTTTAATAAATGCTTCGTCGCCGATTTTATATTTTCTGTTTCACGCACAGTTGAAGACAAACAAAATAATCAAGGGAAAATGTTTATTGCCAAAAATAGAAATGGTCCCGATGGGATGATCTATAATATATTTATGGATCCCTCCAGTGCTAAAATTAAAGTTATGCCAAACACCACTTCTACCGCAGCGATTCCGCTCAACCCCGTGGCTTTAACCGCTAGCATGCAAAAAGATCTACTGCAGAATAAATACGAGAAGTTTAGAAAAAGGAAATAAACATAATGAGAACTATAGAAAACATACGCAGATTCAGACTATCAGATACTTTTATCGAGCCCTACAAAGATGCCGAAGTGCCATGGGGGCCCTTGGGGTATGTCACATTCAAGAGAACATACTCCAGACGATTAAGTGAATTCGATCCAGACGCCACCGGCTCAGAAGAATGGTGGCACACCTGTCGCCGGGTCGTGGAAGGCATGTTTAACATGCAAAAACAGCACGTATTCCAGCTTGGCTTGGAATGGAACGACGGAAAGGCACAAAAGACCGCGAAGGAGGCCTATGAGCGCCTCTTCAATCTTAAATGGACACCCCCTGGCCGCGGCCTGTGGATGATGGGAACAAAATTCGTGGAAGAGCGCACAGCGGCCGGCCTCTTTAATTGCGCCTTTCGTTCCACCCGGGATCTCTCCACAAAGGGCGGCTATCTCTTTGCGTGGATGATGGATGCGCTCATGGTTGGCGTTGGGGTGGGTTTCGATACCGAAGGCGCCGGTACCGTCACCATCCAGGAGCCAGCATATACTAACGATACGTTGGTTATTGACGACTCTCGCGAGGGGTGGGTGGATTCAGTACACACTCTTCTTGATGGGTTCTTCTTTGGCGGAAAGGTACCTAAGTTTGACTACTCAGCGATTCGCGAGTTTGGAGCAGAGATTAAGGGCTTCGGGGGCACATCTAGCGGGCCCGCCCCCCTTATCGAGCTTCACGAGAACCTCAAGGAGTTATACTCCAGCAAGATCGGAGAGTCCGTCACTTCAGTAGACATCGTGGATACTGAGAACCTTATCGGCCGCTGTGTGGTTTCGGGCAATGTTCGACGTTCAGCGGCATTGGCGATGGGGCGCTATGATGACACACGATATCTTGAAATGAAGAACGATCAAGAGAAGCTATACCACCACCGATGGGGATCCAACAACTCCTTTAACGCTGAGGTGGGGATGGACTACACTTGGCATGCCGCGCAAAGTCAAAAGAACGGCGAACCCGGATATATCTGGCTTAACAATGCGCGCACAAGAGGGCGCTTTAAGGATGGCGAGCGCTTTGATGACATTAACGTTGCCGGCTTCAATCCGTGTGTAGAGCAACAGCTTGAAGACGCAGAATTGTGTTGTCTGGTGGAGACATATCCTGCGAAGCACGAAGATCTAGACGATTATTTACGTACGTTAAAGATCGCGTATCTTTACGGAAAGACCATCACCCTGTCCAATACTCACTGGCCAGAAACGAACGCCAAGATGCTCAAGAACCGGAGAATCGGTCTCTCGCAGTCCGGCGTGGTCCAGGCATTTGCTAAGTTTGGACGCCGAGAGGTGTATGATATGTGTGATCGCGCCTATGGCTATGTGAAACAACTTGATGAAGAGTACTCCAACTGGCTGTGCATTCCCAAGTCGGTACGCATGACGTCAATTAAGCCATCTGGGACCGTGTCGCTGCTTAACGGCTCCACACCGGGCATCCACTTTCCGGAGGATGAGTACTATATTAGACGTATCAGATTCTCGAAAACTTCGAAACTTCTTGACAAACTTGCAGATGCGGGATATACTATTGAAGATGATAAATACTCTCCGAATACTTCTGTTGTGGAGTTCCCTGTTCACGAACCCTATTACTCAAAGGGTAAGAAGGACGTCTCGATGTGGGAACAACTTGAAATTGCAGCCCAATATCAGCATTATTGGGCAGACAACTCAGTTTCAATAACTGTGACCTTCAAGGACGAAGAGGCATCCCAGCTTAAATCAGCCCTGGAGCTATACGAGACACGCCTTAAGGCAGTGTCGTTCTTGAAGTACGAAGAGACGGGATATGAGCAGGCGCCTTATGAAGCTATAACGAAAAAAGAATACGAAAAA